ATTACGGGTTATGCCAGAAACCACCGTCAAAACACGCAAGAGAGCCTCGCCAAGCGCCGCAAAGGCCAAGCCGAAGGCCAAGGTAGCCGCGCCGGCAAAAAACCCGCTAGGCAGGCCCACAACCTACAGCGCCCATATCGCTTCTGTCATATGCACTCGCATAGCAGAGGGAGAGAGTCTAAGGGAGATAGTGAAGGACGCAGGGATGCCAGATCGGTCGGTGGTTTACGACTGGTTGTTGCGCCATCCTGTTTTTGCCGACCAATACACACGCGCTCGTGAAGAACAGGCCGACACTCTGGCTGATGAAATCATCGCCATCGCTGACGAACAGCCTGAGATCATTGCGGTGACCGACAAGAAGACCGGGGCGCTGATCGAGCATAAGTTGGATGGCGCTTTCCTTCAGTGGCAGAAGAACCGCATCGATGCCCGGAAGTGGACGGCCATGAAGCTGAAGCCGAAGAAGTATGGCGACAAGCTGGCGCTGGGTGGTGATGGCGACGCTCCGCCTATCAAGACAGAGGAGACCTCGTCGAGCCGCCTGTTTGAGATCATACGCAACCTAGAGATGGCGAAACGTGCTGGCTGAACTGCTAGACGCAGAGACAGCCGCCGAGTTCGACTCGTGGGAGGAACACGACCGCATCGCCCTGATCGCCCACGCTGAGTGGGTGCAGGTTGCCCACCGTTATCAGGTGCCGCCGCCGCTGGAGCAGGATTACACGGTCTGGGTAATGCTCGCGGGGAGGGGAGCGGGAAAGACCAGATCAGCCGCCGAGGCTTTGTGGTGGTGGTCATGGCGGCACCCCGGCACGATGTCCATCGTGGTGGCTCCGACATCGGGGGACTTGAAGTTCACCTGCTTCGAGGGGCCGAGCGGCCTGCTGGCCTGCATCCCGAAGCCGCTGGTGGTGGACTACAACAAGCAAGACCACCTGATCACGCTGTCTAACGGTAGCAAGATCAGGGGCGTGTCTGCCGACTCATATGAGCGCCTGCGCGGTATCAACTCATCCTTCGTATGGTGCGACGAGTTGGCCGCGTTCCACTACATCCAAGAGGCGTGGGACATGATGGTGATGGGCTTGCGTATCAAGCCTGACAACAAGGAACACAGCCAGCCGCGCATCATCGTGACGACCACGCCGAGGCCGAAGGATCTGATCCTCGATCTGGTGGGCCGCGAGGGCGACGATGTGGTGATCGACCGCGCCACCACCTACGCTAACGAGGCCAACCTAGCGCCCACGTTCAAGCGCCAGCTAGAGCAGTACAAGGGGAGCAAGCTGTATGAGCAGGAGGTGATGGGGGCCATCATCGACCTCGAAGACGGCAAGGTAGTCAATCGGGCGATGTTCCGCCTGTGGCCGGGGAACAAACCGTTCCCACGGTTCGAGTACATCATCCAGAGTTATGACTGTGCCTTCACCGACAAGGAACACAACGATCCGACCGCGATGACCACATGGGGCGTGTTCAAGCCGCAAGACGGCCCGATGTCTGTCCTGCTGATCGACTGCTGGGCTGAACACCTGACGTTCCCTAGCCTGAAGCCGAAGGTGGTTGAGGAGTGGCGCGTATCCTATGGCGAGGGCAAAGAGGCCAAGCGCCCGGACCTGATCCTCGTGGAGGAGAAGGCGGCAGGCATCAGCCTGATTCAGGAACTGCGGCAGATGCACCTGCCTGTGCGGGGCTACAACCCCGGCAGGGCCGACAAGATGCAGAGGCTCCAGATCACCGCCTCGATCTTCACCACGGGCCGCGTATGGCTTCCTGAGAGCGACACCCACAAGGGCTATGTCCGCAGTTGGTGCGAGGGGTTCCTGTCCCAACTGTGCGCCTTCCCTGATGCCGCGCATGACGACTATGTGGATAGCGCAACGCAAGCGATTCGGTTATTGAAAGACATGGGGTGGCTCGACATCAATCCTGAACCAAGGGATAATGATGACGATGATTATTTAGAATACACTGAAACTAAACGGGTAAATCCGTATTCACAATAATGGCTGATCCAAAGAAAGTTGGTGCTGGATTGATGGGCGCATTGTCCAGATTGAATGCATTGGCATTGTCCAAAAGGGATGAGAACCTTGCCAAGTTTCTTGAGCCAAGCGCATTGCGAATGCGTATGTACCACGGCACCGGGGCGACTGAAGGCGGCAAAGGATCGGAAGCCATTCGGCGTATCAAACCAAGCAAGGAAGGCGCACTAGGCTCTGGGGCGTACCTTACGCCAGACCCCAAGTATGCGTCTGGGTATGCTGACGTTGGCGATGCAAACGTGTTGCCGGTGTACGCGCAGGTGAAAAACCCGCTGAAGATTGAAGGCACCCACGGTGACCCGATGATCGAGGCGTTGGTCAAGTTGGGCGTAGATGAAGAGAAGGCCGCTCGAATTGTCGAGAAGGCTTATGAGGATAAAGGCTACATCGGCAAGCAGGTGCAGAACAGGGCGCAAGCCGCAGGCTATGATGGCCTAGCGCAATACAAGGATGGGGAATTGTCTGAGGTTGTCGTTTATAACCCCAACACAATTAAAAGCGCGACTGGCAATGAAGGCACATACGACATTTATAACCCTGAGTTGAGCAAAGCCGATGGCGGTAAAGTTGTCAAAGGATTGACAGGCGCATTGAGCAAACTCAATGACATAGCAGTTGCCAAAAGGGCAACGCCCGAAGTCAATCGCATTGACATGAACTTTAAGGATGTGACCAAGCGGGTGCCTGAGTTAACAGAGGCGGCGAATATGCTGGCAAGGGGTGAGATCACCGCCGCCCAGTACGACTCGCTAGTGAACCGCGTAAAGCCTGTAGCGCCCTATTCGTTTGTGCCTGCGCCAGCTACGGCTCAAGACGCAATGAGGGCGTTGACCGAAAACAAAAAACCGGCATATGGCAAGTCGAAAGAGATGACGGCTGGTGAGCAGGCAGACTTGCGCCTTGACATCCCGGCATACAAGGATCATGGGGTCTGGGTGAATTCAATTCACCGCAAAGACCAGCCGACTGTGTACGACTCGACCTCATCGGTCAAGAATGCGACTATGATCGGGTCACCTGAGAAGGCGCTGAAGGTAGCGCAGGGTGGACCCAAGGCACCGTTTGCGGTGATCCGGGGCGACTGGAATCCAATGAGCCAAGAGGATGCCGTCAAGAACGCGCAGGCGTACCTTGATCATCCTGATTGGAGGCAGATTGGCTATGACCCGGAGCGTCACGGTTATTTTTACGACCGCGTAACGATGGAGCCGGTTCACGGGGCGGAAGAGGTTATTCAGATTGGGCCATTGGTGTTGGCAAAGAAGCCGACCTATGGCAAGAAATCAGACGAGAAATATGCACAAGGCGGGGTACTTCACATGGCTAAAGCAGGCGCAGTAGGGAATGCGGTCGAAGGCATCACTGGTGCCCTGACCAAGTTGAACGAGATCGCCAAGGCCAAGAAGGCCAAGTCGAACATGGCGGACATTCTCGAAAGCAATACGCCGCCGATGACTACGCCGCAGGGGACTGGCCTGCCGTTGATGCCGCGTGAGCAGGGAATGTATACGGCGCGTGAGCAGAAGGATCTGCCCCGGATGCCAATGGTTGACAAGGCTAGAGCGGCTGGAAAATCGCCCAAGTACAACGAGCGTATGCAAGACTTGCTTGACAGCCCCAAGGCTCGCAAGAAAGTCGATAACTTGATGAACAAGGGCAAGGAACTCAACATTCAGGAGTGGTACGGCACCGAGCCATTGAGGCAGGTGGCAATGGACATGGGTCGCACCCCAGAGCAATTCAACTCGATGATGGCGCAATTGGCAAGCGCCAGCCAGCGCAATCCGGTGGATAAGCAGAACCAAATAGGTTCGTACTTGTATCACTTAGCTGAAACGGGGCAGTTGCCTGAAAACGCAATGCTTCTGACAAACAAACTGAAAGAGGCTTTGAAAGCAGACCCGTCATTGGCTGAAGGCCGCACGTTGATTGAGTTGCCCAAGGGTTATGGATCGCTGGCGCAAGGCGACATTTTTGACCGTGCCGTGCAAATTGGACAGGGAGACATCGGCGGGGCGTTGCCACCCAACAAGAAACTGGGCACGTTCTATGAAAACTTGCTGGGCAACCTGAGACCAGTGACGGTAGATGTAAATGCGTTGCGTGGGCCTGTCATTGAGCAGGGCGACCCCCGGTGGCTGACAAGTAAGTTGGTTGAAAAGAATGACAAGGGCAAGATCATCAATTCATACAAGCCGCGTGAGATGTACGACACGGGCAAGATGACGATGCGTGAGGCGCAACAGCGTCCCGGCTTCTGGGAGGCCGCACCTAAAGGGTCAGAGTACGCAGGCTTTGAGGATCTGTGGCAACGCGGGGCCAAGCGCCACGGTGTAGAACCGGCAGAGGCGCAGGCATTGGGCTGGTATGGATCGGCTGATGTGACCGCGCTGAAGACCAAGCCAGAAAACTATGTGGACAACCTTGAGAGGTTGATCCGAGAAACCGCCCAACAAACTGGCAAGTCGCCCAAAGAAGTAATGAGCGACATGATTACCGGCAAGGGGTTCCTGCGGAAGGAAGGCGGCTCGATTGAAAAGCCAGACTGGCACCATGCAGTTGAGCATCACATGAAGGCCGGCGGCTATGTCGTCACCGAAGACAAGCATTTAGCAAAGGGTGGCGACGGCAAAGAAGAGGAACGCGCCTCGCTTAAGGAATTGTACGAAGCGTTGCCAGACCTATACGATCAGGTCGTCAAGCCAGAGGTTGAGAGTTACAAAAAGCCCCGCGCCACGACTGACATCATCAACCGGGGCATCATTGCCAACAACCCGCTCAGTGCTGGCATTGACCTGTTCAACTTCGGATTGAGCGGGATTGACGCGCTGACAAAAGGGACTCGGTTTCCGACTCAGTTATCGAGTGAAAAGCCATTCGGTGGATCTGAGCAGGTCAAAGACTTGATGGAACGGTTTGGGATGACGACCGACGAGAAGCGTCCCATCATTGAGACTGCGTTGGGGTTCACCTCTCCCGGTGGTCTTGCCGCTACCGCCACCAAGGGTGCCAAGGCTGTGCAGAAACTGCCTGAAGTGGCCCGAAAGGCTGAGTCTGGGCTGAACGCGATGACGAGCAATGTGGCCCGTCCATTCACGCCTGCGACCATTACGGTTGAGGCTGTGGCCCCAGACCTTGCCAAAGGCCGGCCACGCGAGTTTCAAGAGATGGTGACCGAGCGCCTGATGGGCGACAAGGGGCCGATGTCCATGTCAACGGTAGCCGGCAAGAAGACAACCAAGCGGCCAGCGCAGGGCGTGTACGGCAACGATGCCGGCGAACTAGAGACCAACGTAATGCTTGGGATTGACGTTCCCCGTGTTGGCTCGTTTGCTGACAACCCGTTGTTCCTGTCTGACATTGCGTCAGCCGGCAAGGCGTTGAATCAAGAGTCGATGGCGGCGCACCGCTTTGTGCCCATGATGACGAACAACATCAAGGACGCAAGTGCAATGTTGATCAAGCCCAAAGGCGGCAAGCTGACCAACGAGGAAGTGATTGAGTTGGGCAAGCGCCTTGGTGGCGACATGGTGGTCGCGCACAATCCCCGCCTTGGTGGCGTAGTGGTGTACCCGTTTGGCGCAGTGACCAAGGGCCAGATTCCCAGCGAGTTTCTCGATGCTCAGTCAGTGGCCGGCAACGTGCTGGGCAAACGCGCTGACATCAAGTTTGGCAACGCTGACATGAACAAGGACAGGCTGTATATGTCGCGTTCGGAATACGATTCTAGCGGGGCCAGAGAGCCTTCAGCCGAGTTTTTAGCCGAGCGTAAGCGCCTTCTGAAGCAGGAGGATCGTGCTTTTCCGAAGTCGCGGCAATCAAAGAGCGCGCTAGATCAGATGCGCGAAGCTGAGACCAGTAAGACTCGTTGAGCCGACTAGCATGAGCAAACGCCTCCATCCTATCGTCGAACTCTCCCACACGGTGAGGGTACTTGGTGTCGGTGAACAACACGGCCCAGCCATCGTCAAGATGCTCGACAAGGTAGGGGTACTGCAATTTGGTTTGGGTAATGGCTTCCATAGCCCGAATGTAACACAGGATTAAACGTATGGCAACCCAATTCCCAATTGACCCCAACGCCGAAAGGTTCATCGACGGCTTGAAGATGACGGAGGATGGCGGAGCGATTGCCAACATCCCTGATGAGGAACTTGATGTTGAGGAACTTGAGGACGGGTCTGCTATTGCGACGATGGGCGAGTTTAAAGGCCCGACTGAAGACACCGACTTTTACGAGAACCTTGCCGAGACCATCAACCTCTACGATCTTGAAAAGATCGGGATGCGCTACCTTGACCTGATTGACAAGGACAAGGAAGCCAGAGAGAAGCGCGACAAGCAGTACGAAGAAGGCCTGAAGCGTACCGGCTTGGGCGACGATGCCCCCGGTGGCGCAAACTTCTTTGGGGCCAGCAAGGTGGTTCATCCCATCATGGCCGAGGCTTGCGTGGACTTTGCGTCCCGCGCCATCAAGGAAATGTTCCCGCCTGACGGGCCAGTCCGCACCAAAGTGCTGGGCGAGGCAACGGACGCAAAGACCGAGACCGCCGAGCGCAAGCGCGATTACATGAACTGGCAACTCACCGAGCAGATCGAGGAGTTCAGGGACGAACAAGAGCAGTTGCTGACGCAGTTGCCATTGGGTGGCTCGCAGTTCATGAAGATTTGGTACGACGACAGCAAACGCCGCCCGTGCGCTGAGTTTGTGCCAATTGACAACATGATCCTGCCGTTTTCGGCTGTTAACTTCTACACCGCCCAGCGGGTAACGGAACAGCAGGACATCACCGGCTGGGAGATGCAACAGCGCATCGACCGTGGTCTGTATCGGGATTTCAGTTTCATCCGCGCCACTGATGAGCCAGAGCAGACCAAAGCGGAGAAAGCCAACGACAAGATTGAAGGCAAGGTATACAGCGACAACGAGGACGGCCTGCGCCGCGTTTATCACATTTACACTTGGTTGAACATCGACGACGATCCGGTGACCAAGGGCGAGACCGCCCCGTACATCCTGATGATCGACGAGTTGGAATCCAAGATTCTTGGCCTCTACCGTAACTGGGAAGAAGGCGACAAGACCATGACCAAGTTGGATTGGCTGGTCGAGTTCAAATTCATCCCGTGGCGGGGCGCATACGCCATTGGGCTACCTCACCTTATCGGTGGCCTTTCCGCCGCCTTGACGGGCGCTCTACGGGCCTTGCTGGACACTGCACACATCAACAACAGCGCAACCATGCTGAAGTTGAAAGGGGCGCGGATTTCCGGTGCCAGCCAGCAGATCGAAGTGACGCAAGTCACTGAGATTGAATCCGCTGTTGGCGTTGACGACATCCGCAAGATTGCAATGCCGATGCCGTTCAACCCGCCCTCGCCTGTCTTGTTCCAGTTGCTTGGGTGGATTACCGATGCCGCCAAGGGCGTGGTAACAACAGCCGAAGAAAAGATTGCCGATGCCAAGTCGACGATGCCGGTGGGCACCACGCAGGCGTTGATCGAGCAGGGAGCGGCGGTGTTTTCCGCAATTCACGCTCGCCTGCATGAGAGCCAGCGCAGGGTGTTGCAGATTGTTGGCCGGCTCAACCGCTGGTATCTGGACGAGCAAAAGCGCGGTGATGTGGTCGCCGACCTTGAGATCAAGCGCGAGGACTTCAAGCGTAACAGCGATGTGATCCCGGTTTCTGACCCGCACATCTTCTCTGAGACACAGCGTATTGCACAGATGCAATCTGTGATGCAGATGTCAAAGGATTTTCCCGGTTTGTTTGACCAACGGGCAGTTGTAAACCGAATGCTCAAGCAGTTGAAGGTGCCCAACGTCAACGAACTGATACCGAATGCCAGCAAGCCGGTGGAGATGAATGCCGCCGACGAG